CGGCGGTGAGCAGGTTGTGCACCGCCAGGGGATACAGGAACGAGCGCTCGGTATGACCGCGCGGCACAGGCGGCGACAAACGCTCGCGCAACGCCTGCAGGCCATCGGCGGTCACAATTTTGGAGAGGTCAACGCTAAAGCGCTTGAGGCGGAACCGCAGGTAGTCCTCCAGGTGCTCACCGAGCGGCGGCAGCGTGATGATCTCGCAGCGCTGTACCACTTCGCGCACCGATGGGTCGCGGGGATCGAGCTTTTCGGCAAGCTCGTTCTGTCCGAGCAGAATGACGCTCAAGAGGCGCGAGAACCCGTCCTCGAGCTCAACGAAGCGCTTCAGGTGGCGCAGTGTGGCCTTAGGCATCGCGTGGGCCTCCTCGATCAGCACCACATGCCGCGTGCCGGTACGGTGGCTTTCCTTAAGACGATTCTCCAGCTGGCGGTACCGGGCATCGCTGCTGGCGCGCAGTGGTTCATGCGGAGCAATCGTGGCCATGATGGCGTCCAGGATCGCGCTGGCCTTGAGCGTCTTGCCCTTGACGTCGTCGGCCTCCATGCCCACCACGTAGGGGCGGATGATCTGGATGGGCATGTCCGCGCGCTGCACGCGCTCCTGCAGGTCCCGGCGCAGTGTGGTTTTGCCCGAGCCCGACTCGCCCACAACGGCGACAAAGCCGCCGCGTTTGCAGGCATCCAGCAGCTGAGCTCGGGTGTAGCGCAGTTGCTCGTTGGCATAGAACTCGTCGGCGCTATTGACCTCATCGAAGGGGTTGCCCGGCAGCTTGAAATGGCGCAGGGTCTGGGGGTGTAGAATGTGCTTGCGAATTGACATGTGTTCGTCCTCATTCACGGGGGAATGCAGTTGTTCGGGCGCCACCGCACTGACCTGCGGTGGCGTTTCTTTTTCAAAGGCCACGGCGATTTGTTCCTCGGTAGCGCCGTGGACCTTCAAAAACTGGATCGTGGCCTCGCGCAGCTGGTGCTGCCGCACTCGAGGCCACAGGGCGTGGTTCACAAGTTGGGAGACCGTCGCCGGGCTGAGTTCGACGGCGATCGCAAGCTGGCTTTGCGACACACCAAGCGCTGGCAAGATCCGTTTGAGTTTCAGCTGCTGTCTCATCTGCTTTCCTAGGCGGCGCGCACAATGTGCACGATGGACGGTTGAATAGGCGCCGGCGCCATAGCCGCGCGCAGCGCTTGCGCTGCTGCGTCAATGGCATCGGCCGGAACGCCCTCGGGGTACAAGGCCTGCAGGCGTGTGTAGTGTTCAGGCGACCAGTCGGAGAACACCGACTTGAGCTGCTTGGCGGCCTGGATGTGGGAAAGCGGCGGCAGGTGTACCGCCGGTGCGACCAGGTCGTGATCTCGGCCGCGGCGCGGCAGTGTGGCGGGCACGTGCTCGAGCGCCTGATCGATGTGGGCGAAGGGGTCAATCTGCCCGCCGAAGGCGACGGTGCCGGTCTTGCGTGCCGCCTTGGCTTCGGTCTCATTGGAGGTGCCTGTCGCCATCAGTTCCAGGGCCTTGGCGTTGGTCTGCGCGGGCGTGTCGGCGTGACGGGCATAGGTCTCGCCGATCACGGGCGCATCGGCGACCATGCCGAACTGGTCATAGGTGACACGCGGCACGACCTGGTAGGCTTCGTGGCCCGCGTCGTCGCTCATGACCACCTGAACTGTGTCCTGCGCCCAGGGGTTTTCGCAGATCAGCAGCTTCTCGCCGACGCAGACGCCAGGCACCGCCGAAACGTCGTAATCCGAACCTCGATAACTGACGCGCAAGTGCGTGGAAACCACACGCGATTCGGGTGCGCTAAGCGCGAGCGACCGCAGAAGCTCCGCTGCGGGCGGCGTCACCAACTGTTCCGGTGTGATGTGCAGCCAGGCCGAATCTCTGGTGCGGCCGGTTCGCGTATGGATCCGCGTGCCGTTGAAGTACCGGCGCCAGCGTGCCACCAGCGCATTGATTTTCTCCAGGCTGTCGACCTTGTCGGACGGCAGCAGCCGCAGAGTGGATTCGAAATCGCGCTCGGTGATGTCCTGGCCCTTCTCGACCTGGCCCTTGGCACGCGGGTTCTTCGGCTTGTTGATCTGGACGTGGATGCGTAGCGCCTTGCACAGATTTTTGAAGATGGCGCTGGTGTTGGCCGATCCCGGGTCGAGCATCACCATGAGTGGAACGCCGAACATGGCCTCACCCTCTCGGCGATGCATGGCGTCGATGAGCACGTCGACCAGGTTGGTGGCGTTCTCCCCGCCCGTGACGTACGTGGAGTAGTTCCAGCCGCTGGTGTGATCGGTCACTACGTAGCGCCACAGCGACTCGTTGATGACCTTGATGACGTTGGCCGGCTTGTTCTTGTAGAAGTCGGTGTGATCCATGATGCGCAGGCCGTTGTCACCCTTCGACGCGCGCGGCAGGTAGAACAGGACACAACGCGAGGCGTCGATCTGCCATACATGGTTCGGGTGCAGGCTGCGCAGGCTCATGGCAGGCGCGGGGGCAAGCAGCTGCTCCGGGTGCAGGCGATAGTTGCGCAGGGCCTTGCGGATGGTGGAGATCGACAGGGGCGAGACCTCGCCCGTCGCCGGGTTGATGCGCAGCGCTTCGATCATGTTGTTGGCGCGCAGCACCTCCACCGCGGCCTCGACGCTCTTGAGCATCTTGCCGTTCTTGCGCATGTGCTCGAGCAGCACGGCGGCGATCATCTGCGCTTCCTGCACGGGCAGCGCCGTCTTGCCGGCGTCCGACCGGCGCTTGCGGGGCGGTTTGGTGACCAGGTCGCCGAGCAAGCGATACAGCCTGGCCTGCGACATCTGTAACCGGACAGCTGCGCCGGCCAATATCTCGCCCTTACGCCCGTGCGGCGCAACGCGCCAGGCACGCGCAACCTCGGCAAGCTCTTCCGCGATGACAGCATTGGCGGGGGCTCCCATCGTCGCCTCCTTACTCGTCCTGCGCCCAGGCCGGCAGTTCGTCGCCGTCAGCCTGAGGCAGGTTGAACTCGGTAAACAAGTCGCCGATCTGTTGCTGGACGGCGCGCAGGCTGGCAGCCAAGAGCCGCGTGCGCTGCGCATCGCCCTTGCCGTTCTCGACATACGCCGCGCACAGTTTTTCCAGGCCTTCGCGCAGCTTGCCGGCAATAGTGGCTTCCAGCCCCACCAGCTCGGCTTCGACCTCGGTGTGCAGGCCCACCAACTGCGCGTCAGGCTTTTCTGTCTTGATGCGGCGATTGGCGGCGTCCCGCTCTTTCTTGAGGGTATCGATCTGGTCGTTCTTCTCCGCGAGCAGCTTGTCGTTGGCCTCGGCTTCAGCGCGTGCTTCACGCAGCGTCTTGCGCAGATCGGACACCGACATGGTGGCGACGTCGTCGAGCGTGATGCCCGCGACGGTGCCGCCGTCGTTCAGCTCGGCGACCTGGTCGTCGTCGAGGACAAGAAGCTCAATAAGTTTCGACTTGTTACCGGCAGCCTCGATCAAATGGTGCGACGTCGCACCATTTGAGAACTTGAGCGCCGCCTGCTGCATGCGCTTTGCCAGCGTGTGGTCAATGCTCAGCCGGGCAAGGAATTCCTTCCATTCCCCGTGCGGCACATGTTCGCGCACCACCAGCAACGCACGACCGGCCGCGAGCATTTCGTCGGCGCTACGTGCCAGGTGGGTGCGAATGACGTGTTCGTAGCGCGGCAGGTCGAACGGCAAGCCGTCACCGAACTGTTTGAGGACCAAGGCCGAACGTTCGGCAGCCTGGACCAGCGCTGCCTCGACATCGGCAGCCGGTTTGGCGGTGTCAGGTGCGGCGACGGGGGAATTCTTCGGACGAGCCATCGTGACTATCCTCTTGTTTGGCATTCGTGAATAGGTTCGACGTCGACCAGTTCCATGCGCAATGCGTGGGGCTGGCCGGCGTACTTGAGCAGCTCGGCGAACACGTTGCGGGCGACCGCGAATGCCACGTCGGCTTCTGCCGTCGGGATGCGGTTCACGCGCACGCGATACTCCGACCTGCCCGCGATGTAGATATCGACGGTCATGTGGTGATCGACAGGCGGAGCCTGGGTCACAGCTGAGCCCCGGCGGCGATGCGCTGGTTGGTTTCAGCGATGCGGGCGGTCATCCGCGCGCACTCTTCGGCATGGGCCTGGGCGATCTGCAGCAACGCGATGCCAGGTGCGTACAGACCGTTGTCGAACTTCACCGCGAAGTCCTCGGCCATGAGCGTGGCAAGCGCGCGCGTGACGTTCGTGGGGGATTCGCCCGTCATCGCGGCCAATTCCTGGTTGGAGATGCCATTCAGGCGCCGACCGCGCAGCGCCTTCATGACGCGCAAGACGCGTTGCGCGCTGTTGATTGTTTCCTTACTCATGCGGCCACCCTACGGGGAGCCGCGGCCTTCAGGCGGCGATTGATCCGCTTGGGCTGGGCGTGTCCCGGCCACAGGACGGAAATGGGCTGGCCGATCAGGTCGGCGATGGCACGCTCGATGCGCGCCGAACGCGTACGGCCGGCGATGACTTCGAAGACCGTGGTGGGAGCGACCTTCAGTTTGGCGGCCAGCGCAGTGGGCGTGGTGCCCTTCATGCGAATCGAGGCCTTGATCAATTCAGGATGCATGGCGTCTGCTATCCTCGCGGGGTGTGGTTTTAAGGGTCGGGAACCAGGTAGGTTCTTGAGGGTGAATGATGGTACGCAAATGCGTACTTGTCAAGTCGTTTTGAGGATACCCAATTGAGTAATTTGGGAGAGCGGCTGCGCGAGGAACGGCAGCGACTGGGTATGAACCAAGCTGAGCTTGGTTCGGCTGGCGGCGTCCAGAAACAGGCGCAGCTTAAGTACGAAAAGGGTGAGCGCTCGCCAGATGCGAACTATCTGGAAGCAATTGCGCGTGCCGGTGTGGACGTCCTCTATGTGCTTACCGGTTCCCGCTCGTTTGCTCCGCCCGCACCAATCGCCCCAGAACACCGAGCGCTGGTAGCGGACTACGACGCCTGTTCGGTAGCTGACCAAGCTGTTATCCGACGCACTGCTGCTGCGATGGCGCATCGAGGCGGAGACCCGGTGCAGAGCGCCCGCAGCGTCAATCAGCACGTCAGCGGCGGAAAGGTGATAAATAAGAAATTCAAGCTGAACATGGGAGATAAGAAGTGAGCCAACGCTGTATCACCATCAATCAGACGGCTTCCGATACTGGATCGATCACTAATCAAAAACCACGCATCAATGTTGAATCTGCAATGCTGGTGATCTTCGTTTTAAAAAACGACGCAACCAACAATGTCAGGGTCACCTTGCTCGAATAGGGAGGAATCTGGTGATGACATACATCTTTAAGACACAATGTCGAATCAATGTGGCGGCCGTATTGGCCACTTCACTGATGCTGATCTTCACCCCTGCTCACGCTGCTGAGAACCTGGCGGCCCTCAAGCAGAAAGCTCTCGCTGGCGACTATCAAGCGCAGCGGAACCTCGCCTTCGGATACTCGGATCGGTTCTCCGATCAAAAGAAGAATCCGGTATTGGCATGCGCATGGAGGATGGTCATATTGACTACGGAACAGGCCGACGAAACCGACATGAGCAACTACAACACCTATTGCGGAAAGCTGCCTCCAGATTTGCTTTCCATCGCCCAGATGAAGGCCGAACTCCTGTTGAAGCACATCGACACGCCGCAGCAGTAGCGTCGCAGTAAATCCATTTAATAGCACTCCAAGCACGCGGGCGGCACGATGCAGGTTCATTCTGCTCGATGCCCTTTTTCTTGCTCTGGAGTGCTGCTGTGTCGCCCCTCGAAAATCCCGTTCCCCTGCGTCGCCGCCTGCCGCGCCTGACTACCTGGTTCGTCGTCGCCGCACTGCTGATCGCCGTGATCAGCATCGTGTCCCCCCAGCAAGTTCCTGTCGCGATCTATAAGCTGAGCCTGATCAGCTTGGCGGCCGTCTGCGCATACTGGATCGACCGTGCGTTATTCCCGTACGCTCGGCCTGATGGCTACCTGGTGCGTGATTGGCGCTGCGGCTCTTGCGTCGGCACACACCGGGTCGACTACCCGATCGCTGACGGCTACGAAACCCCCTTCATGTTGTCGACGATCCGACGCGCGGTGATCGTGGCATCGGTCGTCTTGGCTGTCGCGCTGGGCCTGTGATGCGCCAGCACCTCATCCGCTTCGGCCGATACCTGGTCGTCCTGCTCGTGGCTAGCTGCACGGCGCTGCCGGCGCCGGCGGCCGATGTGCCACGTGCAGCCCAGCAGTACCGTTCTGAGCTCGTGCGCAACGCCCGTGTTGTTTGGGGTATGGACGCACCGGTCTCGACGTTCGCCGCACAGATCCATCAGGAGAGCGCCTGGCGCTCCGGCGCCGTATCTGCCGTGGGCGCCCAAGGCATGGCCCAGTTCATGCCGGCGACCTCCAGCTGGATCGCTGGGCTTTACCCCGCGCTGGCGCAGAACGCCCCTTTCAATCCATCCTGGGCGCTGCGCGCCCTGGTCACCTACGACCGCTATCTCTACGAGCGTATCCGCGCACGTGATGACTGCGAGCGCATGGCGATGACATTGTCGGCCTACAACGGCGGGCTGGGCTGGATCTCGCGTGACCAGAAACGAGCATCGAGTTCGGGGCTTGACCCGCTCATCTGGTGGGGATCGGTCGAGACGGTCAATGCAGGCCGATCGGCGGCCAACTGGCGCGAGAACCGGGCCTATCCCAACCGCATCATCCACCACCATCAGCCGACCTATGTTGCTGCATCCTGGGGGCCTGGCGTATGCCCGTGAATCTGAACATCGTGGGCTGGGCGATCGCGCTAGGCGCGCTCGCCGCCAGCCTGGGCTATTGGCGTGGCGAGGCCAGTGGGCACGAGCGTGGCGTTCTCGAAGCCCAGGCCACTCATGACGCCCGCCAGGTCGAGTCGCTCGCAGATGGGCTGGGCAAGCTTCGCGCGGATGTCGTGGCCAGCATGGTGCTGAACAAAGACGTGCGCACGGCTATGACTGGGCTGGAGCAGCAGAACAAGACCTCGAATGCGGAGCTCAAAAATGCTATTTCGAAATCCCGGCCGACTGGTGCTGTTCAGTGCCGTTTCGATGCTGACAGCATGCGGATCCTCCGCGCCGCGGCAGACCGAGCCGATGCCCTGGCGGCCGGCGGTCTTTCTGCCAGCGGAACTGGCCACGCGGTGCCAGCCAGTCGTGCGCCCGATCGATGATTCGGACGCCGCGGCCGCGGTCGCCTTGGAGGCGATGTACGGCCTGTACGGCATCTGCGCAGGCAAGCACGTGGACACCGTGGACTACATCAACAAGCCGGGGAAGGATCGGTGAAGATCGAATTGGAAGTCTGGCAGCTCATTACGCTGCTGATCGGTTTTTTCGGAGCATGCGCAGGCGCCGGAAGGCTGCTGCTCACGCAGATGTTGCGCCAGATCGACCTGCGGTTTCGTGCCCAGGAAGATGCGCGATCGGCCAATCACGAGCAGGTCCAGCACCGCCTCGAGAAACTCGAGGAGTCGGCCAAGCTGGAAGCCGGCGAGTGGCAGCGTGTAGAACGCGAGTTCCTGCAGATGCAGCGTGACATGGCCTTGCAGTATGTGCGCCGCGAGGACTACATCCGTGGCCAGAGCGTTGTTGAGGCCAAGCTGGATGGGTTGGCCGTGAAGATCGAAAACCTGCAGTTGCGGGGAGTACTAGATGGAAAACAAAATGCAAATTGACCTGGCCCGCTCGCGCCGCGAATCGCTGCGCTGGCTGATCCTGTTGACCCTCAACAATGCGCGTCCGATCGGCGCCTTCGAAGGCCCGATTCTGTCGGTAGCGCAATCCGAGTATCCGGACGCCACGCCCTTGGAACTGCGCCGCGAGCTCGACTACCTGTCGGACCGCGACCTGGTCAAGCTGGAGAAACGCCCGGACGGCAAGTGGTTTGCCGACCTCACGCGGTACGGCACGGACGTCGCCGAATACACGATCGACTGTGAGCCTGGCATTGCTCGGCCCGTGAAGTACTGGTGAATCATGGCTGGCAAAAGCAGCATTCACCGCCTGCCGGCAGAGATCAAGACCTATATCGAGGCGCAGCTGGCCACCGGTTGCCATACCCTCGATAGTCTGATCGAGGATCTGCGCGAGCGCTTTCCGGCCGAGGCCAATGCCGGGTCGCTCCCCAGCCGCAGTGCCATCGGACGCTACGGCCAGAAGCTGGAACGTCGCCTGGCGGCGATCAGGGCCAGTACCGAAGCGGCCAAGCTCATTCGTGCGCATGCGGGCGATGAGATCGATGCCCGCAGCGAAGCGTTGACGGCCCTGGTGCAGACCGAGCTCTTCGAAGCCATCATCGAGCTGCAGGAGGCCGACGAGGAGACCGACTCCGGCAAGCGGGTGGAACTCTTGAGCAAGGCTGCCAAGAACATCGCCACGCTGGCGCGCAGTTCGGTCAACCTGAAGAAGTTCCAGGCCGAGGCCGAAGAACGCGCACGGCGGGCGCTGCTCGCGCAGCAGGACGCAAAGCTGCAGGAAGTCGCCAAGGCCCAGGGTATGAGCGCCGAGCAGGTCGACTTCTGGAGGCGCGATTTCTTGGGGATAAACGCACCATGAGCTTGATCTCTCCGATCGCATCACCGGCGGGATATTACTGATGGCCGCCGTTATCAAGCCTCTGGCGTCAACCCTGCGTGTTCTGGAATGGGACGACCTGCCGGCGAGCGTGCGCGCGATATCCGACAGTTTCAATCCGCTGGCCGAAGGGATCCTGATGCTGCATCAGCGTCAGGTCGCCGCGCTCAAGGCTTCGATCATCGCGATTCCGAAGGGTCGGCGCACCGGAATTACGTTCGGCACTATGCTGAACAAGACGCTGGTGGCTGCGGCGCGCAAGTCTGCCGGCGGCGACAACGTCTACTACATCGGCGACACCAAGGAAAAGGGTCTGGAGGCGATCGGCTATTGCGCCAAGTTCGCCCGGGTGATCGCGCGTGCCCAGGGCGAAGGCGTCACGGGCGTCGAGGAGTTCCTCTTCGAAGACCAGGACGAGGGAGGTAAGACCAAGCACATCACCGCGTATCGCATTCGATTCGCCAGCGGCTTTCAGGTGTGCGCCCTGTCCAGCCGGCCGGCGAACATCCGGGGCCTGCAGGGCCACGTCGTCATCGACGAGGCAGCGTTCCATCCGGACGTGCAGGGTGTGCTGGAAGCGGCCACCGCGCTCCTGATTTGGGGCGGCCAGATCACGATCATCAGCTCCCACAACGGCAAGAACAACCCCTTCGCCCAGTTGTGCCGGGACATCGAAGCCGGCCGCTATGGCGCAGACGCAGCCGTTGTGACGGTCACGTTCGACGATGCGGTCACCAACGGCCTGTACGAACGCGTGTGCTTCATGAAGGGCACGCCAGCCACTGCCGAAGGTAAGAAAGAGTGGTACAGCAAGATCCGCAATGCCTATGGGGTGCGCAAGGCGGCCATGCGCGAGGAGCTCGATGCCATCCCCCGCGACGGCAGCAGCGTCAGCCTGCCTGGTGTCTGGATCGAGAACGCCATGGCTGAGGAGCGCCCGGTTGTGCGCCTGGCGCTTGACGATGACTTCGTGCGCAAGAGCGAGGCCGAGCGCCGCTCATTCGTCGAGGACTGGATTCGCCGCCAGGTTGAACCCGCCCTGGCGCTGCTCGATCCCAAACTGCAAAGCGTTTTCGCCCAGGACTTCGCGCGTCACCGTGACTTCTCGGTGTTCGGTGTTGGGCAGATCGAGGCGAACCTGCGCCGGCGCGTGGCGTTCATCGTCGAGATGCACAAGGTGCCCACGCGCCAACAAGAGCAGGTCATCTGGTACATCATCGAGCACATGCCGCGCCGTTGCGGCGGCGCCATGGACGCAACAGGTTCGGGCGAGACCCTGGCGGAATACACGGCCGACAAGTTCGGGCACGACCACGTCCACCAGATCAAGCTGAACCGCGCCTGGTACGGCACCTGGATGCCCAAACTGATCCAGGGGTTCGAAGACGGGATGATCGACTTGCCGCGCGATTCGAACGTGGCGGCCGACCTTCGCGCGATCGAGGATGTCGAGGGCATACCGATGGTGGTGAAGCTGCGGCGCAAGGATCTGAAGGATCCCGAGCTGACCCGGCACGGCGACTCGGCGGTGATGCTCGCGCTGCTGTGGTTCGCCACGATGAACCTGGCCGCGCCCATCGACTACACGCCGGTACCGCGCCAAACGAGCCGTTGGGATGCCTTGCCCGGCGAGCACGACGATGACACGCCGTGGGCCGGCGACGGCGCGTGGCGCGAGGCACTTCAAATTTCCGGCCTTTGGGGGCGTTTTTTGGGGTGGGTGGCTACGCTGACCCCAATCGCGCGCCTGAGGGCCTTTATAAACACGCGTAAACGGCTTGCCGGGGCTTCGATCCACCGGGGAACCGTCGCAGGTTTGGGTTGAGACCCGAAAGAGAGAGATTCATGGCTCAAATCGTTGATCAATTCGGCCGCCCGATCACCAACATGCACCTGGAGGAGCCGCAGACGGCTCGGCTGGGACACCTGCAATCGGAATGGGAGAACCATCCCACGCGCGGGTTGACCCCGCCGCGGCTCGCGCAGATCCTGCAGCAGGCCGAGACGGGCGACATCACGGCGCAGCACGAGATGTTCGCCGACATGGAGGAAAAAGACGCGCACCTCTTCAGCGTCATGCAGACGCGCCGCCTGACGGTCAGCCAGCTTGACTGGTCGATCGAGCCGCCAGCGAACCCCACCAGTGCGGAACAGGACGAAGCGGCCTTCGTGACCGAGGTGCTGCAGGGCCTGGAGATGGAGGACATCCTTTTTGACATGACCGATGCCGTCGGTCACGGGTTTTCGCCGATCGAGCTCGGATGGGACACGATCGAGAAGACGTGCATGCCAGTCACGGCAACATTTCGCCCGCAAGGGTGGTTTCGTACGCCGATCGCCCCGGGCCTGGATCGCAACGAGCTGCGCCTGCGCGACAACAGCGCCGATGGAGAATCGCTCTGGCCGTTTGGCTGGATCATGCACACGCACCGCTCGCGCAGCGGCTACATCGCCCGCACGGGTCTGTTTCGGGTACTCGCCTGGCCGTGGCTCTTCAAGAACTTTGCCGTGCGCGACCTGGCCGAGTTCCTGGAGATCTACGGGCTGCCGCTGCGTCTGGGCACGTACAACCCCAATACCTCCGACGACAAGGCACGGGCGACGCTTTTGCGCGCTGTGATCGGCATTGGCCACGATGCGGCCGCCATCGTGCCCGAGGGCATGAAGATCGAGTTCAAGGAAGCTGCCAAGGGTGAGTCCACGCCGTTTGACAGCATGATTGGTCTGATGGAACGCAGCACCAGCAAGGCGGTGCTGGGCGGCACGCTGACCAGCGGCGAGGGCGAGCACGGCACGCAGGCCCTGGGCAAGGTGCACAACGAACTGCGCCACGACCTGAAGAAATCCGACGCGCGCCAGCTCGCCACTACGCTGACGCGCCAGCTGGTGTACCCAATTCTGGCGGTCAACCGGGGTCGCACGTCGTTGCACCGGTGCCCGCGCCTGGTGCTCGACACGCAGCAGCCCGAAGACATCAAGCTGCTGGCCGATTCGCTGCCCAAGCTGGTGAACATGGGTATGCGGATCAAAGCGGACTGGGCGCACAGCAAGCTCAAGATCCCGATGGCCGAAGAAAAGGATGCGATCCTGCAGCCCGTTGCGCCGTCATTTGGCGATGGCGCCGGTGGGCTCACAGGGTTGGCTGCTGGCGGTCGACGCCAGCCCGCTCCTGCGCAGTTGGCGCGGCTGAAGGCTGCGCCGGGAGATCCGACCAACACGGCGGCCGACGCGATCGACAGCCTGGTCGATGCCATGCTCGATGAGTGGCAGGCCAAGCCTGACCCGATCCAGAAGGCGATCCAGGAAGCGCTGGACAGCAGCACGTCGTTCGAGGACTTCCAGGTGGCTGTCGAGCAGCGCCTGGCCGCGATGGACGCCACGGCGCTGGCGGACCTGCTCAGCCGCGGCACGCTGGCGGCCCGCCTCTGGGGCAACTTGACCAACGGCGGACGCACCTGACATGGCTGCCATCGAGCTGGAGCCGCTGCCGCCGCGAGAGGCTGTCGAGTTCTTTCGCCAGAAGGGCTACCGGATGGCGTTCTCCTGGCAGGACATGCCTGCCCAGGAACACGCCGCCGCGTTCACGGTGGCTAAGGCGATGCGGCTGGATGTGCTGAAGGACATCCGCGGCGCCACCGACCGCGCGATCGCCGAGGGCACGACATTTCAGGACTTTCGGCGCACGCTCGGCCCGCAGCTACAGGACAAGGGCTGGTGGGGCAAGCGTGAGATGGTCGATCCGGTCACCGGCGAGACGGTCAATGCGCAGCTTGGCAGCGATGCCAGGTTGCGCAAGATCTTTGACACCAACGTTTCCACCGCGTATTCCGAGGGGCAGTCCGAGCGGATCCAGCGCAACATCGAGCTGTTTCCCTACCTGCAGTACTTGCGTAGCTCGAGCGAGCACCCTCGCTTGTCGCATGCAGCCTTTGCCGGCCGCGTCCTGCGTGCAGACGATCCCTGGTGGCAATCGCACATGCCGGTCAAGACATGGGGCTGCAAGTGCGGGGTGCTGCAGCTGACCGCGCGCCAGGTGAGCCAGATGGGCCTTGAGGTCAGCGAGGCACCGCCCGAGCGGTATGTCGAGTACACGAACACCCGCACGGGCGAAGCCATGGATGTGCCGGTGGGCGTGCATCCTGCCTTCAACTACCGGCCGGGCCTGCGCCGCGAGAGCCTGGCCCGGGCGCTGATGGACAAGGCCGATGCGGCCGAGCCACGCACGGCGGCGCGCCTCCTGGCCGACGGCGCCGACCAGGTCGCGCCACTGGTGCAGGCCGAGTTCAACGACTTCGTCGGTCGCTACACCGGTGGCGAACGCCGCACGGTTGGTCGGCGTCGCGTGGTCGGTGCATTCTCCAGCGACCAGGTCGACGCGCTGCAGGACGCCGGCCAGCTGCGCGGCGCGGGCGCCCGCGGCACGATTCACGTTGACATGACACAGCTGCGGAGCATGCTGGGCGATGGTCAACATGCTGCCGGCCAAGCCACGGACGCCGGCGCCGCGCTTGTCGCGCAGCTGCCAACGTTGTTGCGCCAGGTCGGCGAGGCGTGGCTGGACGGCGATCACGCGGTGCTGCTATGCACTTCGCCCTCCGATTCGAAACGCGTGGTGAAGGTTGTGGTGGACCTTTCCGGCCAGGCGCATGGCAAGGCCGGGGGCAATGGCGTGGTCTCGATGGAAGTGATCGACCCGGCAACGTTTGACCGCACGGGCCTATCCAAGCTGCAATAGGTGACGGCGCTGGGCGAGGTGCTGCTGCGCCGGCGGCACCTGGTGGGCACCCGAAAACGCGGTAAACCCGTTTAATAGAGCGTTCCAAGGCATGGCGTCAGACTGGCGCCCATGCCTAAGTCCACCACTCCACTCCTTGCCGCGTTCGCCGTGCAGATCAAGCGCGCGGGCGACGATGGCGCCGTCCCTGAGCTGCATCTGCTGCCTGATGGCGAATTCAAGCCGCAGGCGGCCGAGGATGCGCGCGAGATGCCCAAGTCTGGCACCTACCGCATGAATGAACAGATCGCGGAGAAGGTCATCGCCCTGGCGCGCGCGAGCGTCAACGATTTTCCGATCGACTACGAGCACCAGACGCAACAGGCCGCCAAGAACGGCCAGCCCGCGCCAGCGGCCGGCTGGATGGCCGGCGCCAAGTTCGTCTTTCGTCCTGGCGAAGGCCTCTTTGCGCAGGATGTGCAGTGGACAGCTCGCGCCAAGCAGATGCTGGATGACGACGAATACCGCTACCAAAGCGCCACATTCCTCTATCACCCCGAAACCGGTGACGTGCTGGCCATCGTCGGCGCTGCGCTCACCAACCGTCCTGCCCTGGACGGGTTGACCAGCGCTCAGCTGGCCGCGCTCAGCGCGCAGTTCGCGCGCCAATTCCTTCCCCCCAACTCCGAGGACGACATGAACCCTCTGCTCAAAGCCCTGCTCGAAGGCCTCGACCTGCCCGAGACCGCCACCACCGAACAAGGCGTATCCGCCCTGGCCGCGCTGAAGTCCCAGGCCGCGCAGGCTGGCCAGATCGCTGGCCTGAACGCCCAGATCGCGACGCTCAAGTCGACGCCGCCCGATCCGACCAAGTTCGTGTCGGTGGAAGCCGTTGCTTCCTTGAACACCGAACTGGCGACCCTGCGCGCGCAAACCGCCCAGGGCGAGCTCGACCAGGTCATGGACCAGGCCAAGGCTGAAGGCAAGGTGGCCAGCGATGTCGTCGAGAAGACCTGGCGCGACATCGGCAAGGCCGACCTGGCGCAGCTCAAAGCGCTGGTAGCCGCCACGCCCGCCAACCCGGTCCTCGCCGGCAAGCGCCAGACCGATGGCAAGCAGCCGGGCCAGGATGCAGGCGAGCTGAACCAGGCCGAGCTCGCCGTGTGCGCCGCGATGGGCATGACGCCCGAGCAGTTCAAGGCCGGCAAGCAAGCCCAGGGCCTGGCCAACGGCTGATCGCCGCTTCCCCCGTTTCTCACCTTCAGGACACTTCCATGACCGCGCTGACCCAGGATCGCAACACACTGCGCCGTGACGGCAACCAGATCGAACCGCCCGTGGCGGCCGCCACCAAGATCTTTGGCGGCTCGATCGTGTGCATCAACACCGCCACGGGATACGCCGTGCCGGGATCGACCTCGACCACGCTCAAAGCCGCGGGCGTTTCCGAAGACCGCGCCGACAACAGCGCGGGCGCTGCGGGCGAGATCCGCGTGCGGCTGCGCAAAGGCCCGCACCGCTTTGCCAACAGCGCCTCGGCCGACCTCATCACCCTGGCCGATATCGGTGCCGACTGCTACATCGTCGACGACCAGACGGTGGCCAAGACCTCGGGCACCAACACCCGCAGTGTGGCTGGCAAGGTGTTCGATGTGGACGCCGACGGCGTCTGGGTCGACTTCGCCTGATCGGCCACAAGCCCTTCGAATCCGGAGATTTCGAACATGATCATCAATCACGCCAACCTGGCGATCCTCAACCAGGCCTACAACGCGGCCTTCCAGTCGGGCCTGACCACCGCGGCTCCCATGTGGAACCAGCTGGCCATGATGGTGCCCAGCACCACCAGCACGGAGAAGTACGCCTGGCTGGGCTCCATCACCAAGTTCCGCGAGTGGCTGGGTGAACGGGTCTATCAGAACCTGAAGCAATCGGACTACTCGATCAAGAACAAGACCTGGGAAAACACCGTGTCGGTCGGCCGCGACGAAATCGAGGATGACCAATACGGCGTGTACAAGCCCGTCATCCAGCAGCTGGGCCAGGACGCCGCGACGCACCCCGATGAGCTCGTCTTCGAACTCCTGCAAGCGGGCTTCTCCACGCGTTGCTTCGACGGCCAGTACTTCTTCGACACGGATCACCCCGTCGGACAGCCCGGTAACGAAGTCAGCGTGAGCAATTTCCAAGGTGGCACGGGCGCAGCCTGGTTCCTGGTGGACACGACCAAGGTGATCAAGCCGATCATCTACCAGCGTCGCCGCCCCTACGCCTTCCAGGCCAAGACGAGCCTGACCGACGACAACGTCTTCAACCGCAACGAGTTCGTCTGGGGTGCCGATGGCCGCAGCAACGTCGGCTATGGCCTGTGGCAACTGGCATATGCGTCCAAGGAAGGCCTGGACCTGCAGGCGTACTCCGATGC